TTAATTTTCCCGTTAGCGAGATCATTAAATTTTTTATTAATAATTTTATGGTGGGACCCCTCTATAAACTCAGGCCACACATACTTAACAAAACTTAAAAAATTTTTTGTAATATTTGGACGAGCCTCATCCAATGCTACGCTTCTTTCAAGTTCAATTAATTTAGCACTTTCGTCCTGGGTCAAACCCTCTAAATTTTTTGTAATATTTTTTGTGTCTAGCATATCTTCAATATGTTTTCAAAAGTTATACACTAATCGTATGAATTAGACAATAAAGGGTACACTTGGGACCCCTTTTGTTTTAGGGGGTGTTAGGTTTTTGTTTTGCGATTGTAGTGTTGCCTGGGCCTGGTACCTCTATGGGTGGGCCCGCCCGGTCTCCTCATAGTAAAATTTTAGGGGTATGCAAGAACAACATATGTCGTTTATGCATACCCTTATGGGATTTTCTAGGTTAGTTCATCTTCTTCTTGCTCATTGTTTTACTTACCCAATCTTTAAACTCATTTGAGTTCATGTTAGTTTCCATTAACCAAGGCAACATTAACATTGCCATTACGTGTGCCATAAATTTATAATCAAACTTACTAACACCAAACTCAACTCGGTTTATTTTTTCCTGTTCATCTTCAGCATTGTGAATAAACAAAGCCATCTTAATTATGTCTGGTTGTAAGTGATAAGGATAATTAACATCATTATCAAACTCAACATCAACAGTAGTTTTTTTAGTCATTGTCGCCTTTCTGAATTGTAGTTCTTGTTGCCATGTATGGTACTCTTTCTGGTGTACCACTATTCCAATTATACCTACTACTTTCATATGTTTCTTTTACTACTTTAATAGGTGTTTCACTCGGTTGTTTAACTGGTCTTATATTTGCAACTTCATTTCTAAACTTATGTAAGAATTGAAACAAACAATTGTTATTACAAAAATATTGGAAAATACTATTTTCCATATAACTACTGTTAACATTTATTTTAACAGTTCGTAATACTTTATTGTTTCCAGAACCACGAACCCTCGATTGAGTTTCAATCGTATGGCAATCTGGATTATGACACCAATTATGCGTCGCCATTAGTTCCCCCTCTCTTAATCCAATAAGAACCACTTGCCGTCCTATAATTATTTGCGTCAACATCAAAATAAGTTATTAAAGGTTTTAAAGATTTGGAAAACCAATATTTACACTTGTCATTCCATTTACCATTTCGAGTTATAAACTTACCATGCTTTTTAGCATAATAAGAAATTTGGAAAGTTTCGCCCTCTACCATGTGAAACCCCCAAACTTAATTGCAATTAAAATACAAAGAGAACAAATTAAAAAGTTCATACCTAATAAAAAGAATACATCTCGTCTTTGTATTTTTTCTAATCTGAATAATCTTTCTCTTGTTGAAAAAAGTAATTCAGTTTGTTTTTCGTTGTAAGATATTAATTGTCTATTAATATCGTTTTGTGCTTTATTACTTGCGTCTTGCGTTGCGTTCATTGTTTATCACTTTCTGGGCAATTGCCCTGTTTGTTTATATCTGGGATAATCCTATTACAGATTATCCCAGAAATCAATAGTTAATTTAAACTATTTTGTTGTTGTTTTTCGTACAATAATCTAGCCTTAATTTTGTCCTTTCTATCAACATTTTTATTTTTCATGCCTTTTATTCTTTCAGCTAGATTTTTCGGATTATAAATAACTAGCCCTGTACTATTAGTTCTAATTATTTCATGGTCAGTAATATTTAAACCTAACTCGGTACAAAGTTCCAAAGCCTCGTCTAAATATTTATAACCTTTTAGACCGACTTTAATTTCTTTCATTTGGTCTAAAACTGATTTAATCCATTTATGATGAGCAATAACAAATTGACCTTTAGCCTGTTTCCAAGAAATTAAAAAATTAAAATCTTTTTCATCACACGCAATAGACCTGTCTCTACAATAATCTCTACCAATTAAATCTAATTGATATTTTTCATTCCATTGTTTGCCATAGCCACTTTCTTTGTCGCCAAGATATTTATTGTTATTGTCACAATATTTTGTTTTGTGTGGGTTGTTATCTTTCCCATCTTGTTCAATCAAAATATCTGGGTTGCAATCTTCCTGTGCTTTTAACTCATCACGAAACAAAGCATAACCATATTCATTGTCATTTGAATATGATGAATTGTTATCAATATCAATGTCGCCATTTAATTTAAAGTCAAAATGTTTTTCTATTGTTGCGTCAACAATTTTTAAATTGTTGTCGTAATCTCTTTCTTCTTTTTGACCTTGATAATGAAAATGAAAACAACTGTCTTTAGCAATCGTTGAAACATTTTCAAATTTATTTTGTAGATAATATGCTTTTTCTACATCTTCATTAGTATAATGTTTTCTAACAATTTTTTCAGCAATCTTCCAAGCATTGTCATTTAGTTCAACTTGATTTGCTTTTAGTTCATCATACTTTTTCTTTTCCTGTGTATCTTCCTGTTCCAAATGTACTCGCATACGATTTGCAATTTTATTACGATACTCGGAATTTAGTCTTATTCTTGACATAGTGTCCTTTCGGTTATTGTTTTTATTTATTTGCATAAAAATTAATTTAGACTATTGACTTTTAAAGTCAAGGGATTATATAAGATATTATGT